ATGTGCCAAAAGAAGTGTTTGCTACTATTCACGACACTAAAGAAATTGTAGAGATGGCATCAAGTGTTGGTCGTTACTATGATGACTTGCACAGATTAAATTCTTTAAAAGAAATAGCTGACCCAACAAAAGAAACAGTTATAGAGGCAGCACACATTAAAGCAATCTACCTAGCACTTCACGCAAGTTATGCACTAGAAGCATTCCGTTTCATGGTTTCATTTGCTACAAGTCTCGCTATGGTAGAAAATAAAATCTTTATTGGCAACGGTAATATCATTAGTCTAATTCTACAAGATGAATTACTACACAAAGGTTGGACTGCTTTCTTGATTAATCAAGTAGTTAAAGAAGATCAACGATTCGCTCAAGCGGCACAAGATTGTCAAGACGAAGTAATTCAAATTTACCGAGATGTTATTTTAGAAGAAAAAGGATGGGCAGACTACTTGTTCCAAAAAGGTCCTGTTATTGGTCTTAATGCTAATATTTTAAAAGATTTTGTTGATTATACTGCCGCTGATGCACTTAAAGCTATTGGTATAAAGTACTGGAACGCTGCTCCAAAAACTACACCTATTCCTTGGTTCAACAAGCACAGCGATACTAGTAAAAAACAAACTGCCTTACAAGAAAACGAATCAACTAACTATGTTATCGGCGTTATGAGCGATGCTATTAACTACGATGAATTACCTGCACTATAAAGGAAATAAAAATGAAAGCTGTTATATGGAGCAAATATCACTGCCCTTATTGCGATCAGGCAAAGGCATTATTAAAATCTAAAAATATTGAATTTGAAGAACGTAAAATTGGCGATGGGTATACTAAAGAAGAATTATTAGAAGCAGTTCCTAATGCTAGAACTGTGCCACAAATTTTCTTAGATGAAAAACTAATTGGCGGATTTAACGAATTACAAATCTACATTCAAAACAACATGGAGCCGCAAAGCTCATTCTAAAGGACACACATGCTATTACAAAAATCAAAATTTGACTCTGGAGACATCGTTAGTTTAAAGTTGACTTCGGGAGAAGAAATTGTTGGAAAATTCGTCAGCGAAGATATGATGGAATTTGTGCTTACCAAAGTCGTTATGTTAGCTATGACACAAAAAGGTGTAGGTATGGCACCTTATATGGTTACTGTTGATCCGGATAAGGAATATGCAATTAACAAACAAGCGATTATTATGAAAGCGCCTACCGATAAAGAAATTGCAGATCAGTACATATATCAAACTACAGGAATACAACCTGTAAGTGCAGGAAGTATTATTAAATAAATTTTTACCAAACATCTTTGTAAATTAACTAATTTCCTGTAGTATATAAACATGAACATATATTTAGACATGGATGATGTAGTTGCCGACTGGATGGGATATGCTAGAAAATATCTTAGAATGGGATGGCAACAAGGAGAGATGGTTCCAGAAAATCAATGGAATCGTCTCAAAGACGATCAACGTATGTATAGCAAGTTGGACCTTAAGGAAGGAGCCAGAGAGCTTGTTGAGTGGTGTCGAACATACATAAAACAAAATCCAACAACAGGATTATTTTTCTTAACCGCAGTGCCGCATAATAACGATATGCCTTACAGCTTTCATGATAAAGTAGAATGGGCACAAAAATATTTTCCAGATATCCCTGTGTTCTTTGGTCCGTACAGTCATGATAAATGGATACGGTGTGAAAGCCCTGAAGACATCTTAATTGACGATCGAAGATCTAATAACGAAGAATGGATTAGAGCCGGCGGCCGGGCTCACCTATACCGAACTTGGAATGATTGTAAGGTATGGTTAGAAAACGAATTAGGAGTTCTATGAAGGTTGCAGTTATAGGTGCAGGCATTGCAGGATTAACCGCAGCATACTTCTTAGCCAAAGACGGGCATGAAGTTCATGTATTCGAAAAAGAAAACGGGCCAGCTGAAAAATGTAGTTACGCTAATGGAGGACAAATCTCTGTAAGCAATTCAGAGGTATGGACTACTTGGGCTAATGTACGTAAAGGCATCAAATGGATGTTTCAAAAAGACGCACCTTTGCTTATTAGGCCTGAACTAGATTTTGATAAAGCTATTTGGTTAACTAAGTTTCTATATCATACTGCAAGTAACGACTATATTCGTAATACTATAGAAACTATTCGTATGGGTATTGAAAGTCGACAAGCGTTAATGCAGATTGCCTCAGACGAATCTATAGATTATGATCAACAATATAATGGTATACTGCACATTTATAAAAACTCCAACTACTTTATACAAGCTCAACAGATTAAAGAGTTGTATAATGCCTACGGTTGTGAATGGGAAATACTAGACTCGTATCAGGTTTATGATCAAGATCCTGCTCTAAGAGACATGCGAGGTATTGTTGGCGGAGTATATACTTCTAGTGATTGGACTGGTGACATACACAAGTTTTGTCTAGAGCTTACTAAAGTTTTACAAGAAAAATATGGTGTATTGTTTAGCTACGAGTATGAAAAATATTTTGTAGATACATATGGGCATGACATTACTGTCATAGCCGCAGGCGTAAATAGCCCATCTATAGCTAGATCGTTTGGAGATAATTTACCTATATACCCTGTTAAGGGATATAGTATTACTATACCAGCAGTTAACGATATTAATTATTTGGCTATGCCGCAGGTCAGCTTGCTAGACGACGAAGCCAAAATTGTAACTAGCACCTTGGGTAACAGACTCAGAGTTGCGGGTACCGCAGAGCTAGCAGGACATAACTATACTATACGTAAAGACAGAATAGAACCGTTGGTGCGTTGGGTTAAAACAAACTTCCCTCACATTGAGATAGCAGATTACAATGAGTGGGCTTGTTTAAGACCTATGACACCAAATATGATGCCCATTGTAGGTCAAAGCAAAGTCAAAGACAATGTGTACTACCATACAGGACATGGACATCTAGGTTGGACACTGTCTGCAGGAACGGCTAAGAAGTTAGCCAAACTCATTAAAGAAAGGATATAACATGAGTCAAAATAAATTTTCAGAATTCACAAAAATCGTAGAAGCTATGGAAGGCGACTTTGAAAAGTTTTACGACAAAGAAGTAGGTGCCGCAGGTACTCGCGTTCGTAAGCATTTACAAGAACTTGCCAAAATGTGCAAAGAAACTCGTAACGATGTTACCGCAGTTAAAAACGCTCGTAAAGAAGCATCTGGCAAGTAATTGTCAACGAAATACCCGGTAAATACGTTATATACTTACAAGGGGTATATTATGAAAAGATTTTTAACTGTTCTATTACTAACTATTAGTGCTACAGCATTTGCTGGTCCGCATCATGGGCACGGGTTTAGACATCACGGGCATTGGCAGGGTGGACATAATAATTGGATTGCACCTGCTATTGTTGGCGGAGTTGTGACTTATGTACTAACTCGTCCGCAACCAGCACCTGTTATTATAGAACAACAACCTGTAATCGTGCAGCCTACACAAACGTGTACTGAATGGCGAGAAATTCAAAAACCAGACGGTACTATCTACAGAGAGAGAACTTGCTATGGCATACAGCGATAAAGTAGTTGATCATTATGAAAATCCCAGGAATGTCGGATCTTTTGACAAGACTGATACTAATATTGGTACTGGTATGGTTGGCGCACCTGCTTGCGGCGACGTCATGAAATTACAAATAAAGGTAAACAATGAAGGTATCATTGAGGACGCAAAATTTAAAACGTATGGGTGCGGTTCGGCAATCGCAAGTTCATCACTCATTACGGAGTGGGTCAAAGGTAAGACGTTGGATGAAGCAGGATCTATTAAGAATTCTGAAATCGCCGAACATCTTGCACTCCCCCCAGTTAAAATACATTGCTCAATTCTTGCTGAAGACGCGATCAAAGCTGCTGTAGAAGATTATAGAAAAAAAACATGAATACAGTAGTCAATGATTATCTTTGGACTGACCTTTTTACAGATATAGATAATAAAAAATTATACAATACTTGCTTAATGGTAGAGCGGGCTTTATTAACATTTCTGCCATACGAAGAGGGTGATTACGGTTGTCCTACTAGTTACTACCATAGAGCATATAATCTTTTTAGTTTTCCCTGCACTGAATTACAAAAGCTTCATTCCAACATATCTAAAGTAATGTCAACACTAGTTGATGAGCAACTTTATGTTAGATGTTGGGTAAATCTATTTAAAAATTCAAAACGGATTGATTGGCATAGTCATTTTGAACCTGAGTTCAATGCATACCACGGGTTTTATTGTGTAAACACTGAGGATATACCTTCTTATACAGAATATAATATTCCCGGGCATGACATTTTAAAAGTTGATAGCAAAAACGGGTTATTAGTATTAGGCAAATCAGCAGGCGATAAACATAGAAGCTCAGAGTGGCAACACGCAGATAAGTACAGAGTAACCATTGCATTTGATGCTGTCCCAGTTGATAAATTAAGACCTAGAGACGACTTTGATGGACTAATAATGCACAATTTTATTCCTTTGGCAAAATGTTAACTTTAACACCTACAGCAGCAGAAAAGATAAAAAAACAATTAGAACGTAGAGGCAAGGGACTAGGTATTCGGATAGGTGTTAAAACTACAGGCTGCTCAGGGCTTGCCTATGTTCTTGAATATGTAGACAAAGTATTTGAAGGCGATTGTATTTTTGAATCCAGCGGTGTACATGTTTATGTAGACGGCAAAAGTATAGCTTACATTACTGGATTAGAAATGGATTGGGTCCGCAATGGTCTCAATGAAGGATTCGAATTCCGAAATCCAAACGAAAAAGATCGTTGTGGATGTGGCGAAAGTTTTAGAGTATGAATTTTTGGTCTAGAGACGATACTAAAGAATGGATTGCTCAACTAGAGAATAGAGTTGAAGACATTGATTATTATCTACGTCGAACTGTTGACTGGTGTGAACAGAACGGTGTTTGGGATGATGATAAAGTTTTTGGATTAGCATTTGTCACTGTGCTTTGGGTATGTCACATGCGTGGCGAAGATGTAAGTCGCAAAGAAATTATTGAAATAATCGGAATCAAAGATTGGGAAGATGCTGAAGATGCTGTAATGGACTTAGGCGACCGTCTTAGTAGTGTAGATCACGAAGAAATGCTCCAAATTGTGGCAAATTCACTATATAAAGACTAGACTTTTGCCAAAATAGAGTATATAATATACTGGTGTCCATTACTATCGGTATGAATTCTATGAGTATGCATCTCGAAGGCCCGTGGTTAAGTACTACAGGTAAGCGTAAAGGTAAACCAAAGTTTAGAAATGCTGAAGAAGCAAGGAAGGCTAGAGATTTGGAACAAAGTTGGAAAGAGCTCCAGAAAAAATGGGGATTAGAAGCAGAAGATCGCAAG